AACATGACTATCTGCTTGATCTCTATTCTTTAACCAAACCAACCCACCTTCACCATCAAGGTCAATGCCGTTGGTGATCGTCTGCGTAGACCCATTCCCAGTGTACAAATACGTTGAGAACACTTCCTCTACATACAGACCTGCACCTGCGGCGTTACCTGCGGCGGCTGTTGTTAGTGCCTTACCTAGCATTAAACAAAGTTCCCGACATAGGCTCCGTAGAGCGTAGTGGAGATTTTCCAGAATACAAAGACATCACTGGCTGTAGCAGTCGGTGCGACATTGCCGCCAGAGGTCACCCATGTCACTGTAGGAAATGTCACTGGGTTTGAGTCACCACCTGTGATGTGTAGCACCAGAGTCTGTCCTGCTTCTAATGAGTCAGTGAATGTTGGGCCAGATGAAGCACAGGTTTGAATAGAGCCGTTGGCAGGGTCTAATGCGACAGTGCCTGATGTACCTAGTGTAAATACAGTTTCCTTGAGTTCGCCAAAGGTTTGTTGTGCTGTAAATGTCTGTGCCGCATCAAGAACTGCCTTCGCATCTAGCTGAGTTTGCACAGCAGAGGTGACACCGTCCATGTAGTTTAACTCTGCGGCAGTCGCCGTGAGGTCACTGATTTCTGAGACACTGATAACCCCATCAGCAAGCTGTCCACCTGCCGCTACGAAGTCTGCTAAATCTCTTGCTTTACTCATCTCTTACTCCGGTTTAACAGGCCAGTCACCTGACGTTTTGTTGCCGTCATCATCAAACACATTCTCTACAAGATCAGGAAAGTTTGCATGGCTTGTGATATCACGGAGAGCTTGCCTATAGGTTGACCATTCAGTTGATACTGTATTTCCTGCTTCAAGTGTTTTGAGGATAAACCAGTCTGTCTCAGCTAACAGTGTATTCCGTCTGTCTCGTACAGCCTTTTCTTTACGGGCTGTCTCAGCCGCTGTCTTAGCGTCTATCTCATCTTGCGTCAGACTCACAACATTGTATGTCTTCACCCAGTCACCGCTAACGTAGGCTGTTGTAGACACAATCTTCTGTGTTGCCCGGTCAATGGTTTCACTGGTCTTGACACGCTTACAGTTGTTGCTTGCTAAGAAGCTATCGTTTGGCCCATTGGCTCCAAAGGAGACATTAGGAAACAAAGTACGGTAGTGGTTAATCTCAACTACCTGACCATTTTCAATCTTTGCAATTTGCATTGCTTACTCTCCTATTACAGGTAGTGCCTTAGTAGGCGGTGTAAAGTTTGTGGTGTATCGTGCGATGCCTTTGGTGATGCGGAGGTCGTCCATGTAGCCGTTTAGTGGATTATCTAAATACCCTCCGCTGATACCGATTGCCGGCCTACTTGTTGTATTTAAATAATTATTGCTATCTGTGTATGTAGAACCTACTTGCGTCCCATCAATAAACATTTTAGTTGATGTCCCAGACCGACTGACTGCAATGTGATACCAAGTATTCGTTGAAATTGCACTAGCAGAACCAGAGATTCTGATAGCACTGTTTACAAACAAGTTTAACGAACCGTTTGAGCCGATATACCAAGTAATGTAATTACCGTTGATATTAAAAGGTCTACCGTCATATACAATGTTGTTGTTTGTAAGATTTGTGGTTCTAACCCACATCTCAATCGTAAAATCACCTGTTCCAAAAGCAAATAAATCTGGAGAGCCGTTAGGAATTAAATAATCTCCAGTCCCATCAAGCTCTATTGCACCTGTGCCGTACTTCACAGTGGTTGTATCAACCTGTGCGTTACCGACAGTCTCTATGACGTTACGGCCAGTGGCATCAAGGATGGATGCGTTGGTGAAGTTGCCTAAGAATGACTCACTTCCAGTAGTGGTTAATGGTGCTGTTGGGACTGTTGCAGATGTAACTCCAACGCCTTTTTCTATACGAATATCGGATAAATAACATTCAGCACCTACCGCACCGTTAAATAGTCTATTGATATTAAATGTAGATTTAGTAATATCTCTTGATGTTGAATAACTTTTATCTACTACGCCGTTGATAAAAACCCGGTGTACACCACCACTGCGGCTAACTAAAACGTGTGTCCAAGCATACAAAGGAACTTTTCCGGGTGTTCCACTATTTACAGGGTCTCCGTAAATCCAAGAATCTATACGTCCATCTGTGCCTCTACTTATATACCAAGTTCCATAGCTAGAGCCATCGTGACTAAATATATGGCTAGATGCAGAATTACTCATTGGATAAATCCAACCTTGAACAGTAAAGTCGCCTGTCCCAAACTGGAAGTCTGCATTAGAAGGTGCAGTTAAATAATCCCCAGTCCCATCAAAATACGCACTACCACCCTGCGGTGATACAGTGAAGGCATCATCAAGATACTGCTGTACGCCATAGGTGGTGACAGGTGCAAATGGGATGTTTGTAGATGCTTGAGCATTACCATTCACAGTGATGGCATGAGCGTTACCTGAGTTGTCTTGGAACACCGCATCTTGGCAGGTGAGTAGGCTAGTACCAGATACTGCTGTGAGAGGTTCTGTTGGCGGAGTAAATGCGGAAGTGTATACGGCAGTGCCTTTGACAAGCCTTGTATTTGATAAGTAGCCATAGAAACTTCTGTTGAGTGAATTGGTTGTTACAGCACCAACTTCAATCTTAGTTGTTGGGTCTGCAATAGTTCCTGAATTAGTAACTGTTGTTGCATCACTAACACCATCTACCCATAAATCAAAATCATTACCGCTTCTTGTGACTGCAAAGTGATACCACTTGCCAGTTGTTAAAGCAGTTGAGCCAGTAATCACTGTACTCCATGAACCTCCAATATATGCGAGTAGTCTTAAATTGTTGCTAGTGCTTATATCAAGACGGTATCCATTACTAGCGTCAACACCTGCGGATACTATGTTATTAAATTGTCCTGCGGTTGTCAGATAGCCAAAACTTTCAATAGTAAAGTCATTAGAGCCAACATTAAAGCTAGTATCTACTGCTGTAGATAAACCATCTCCAGACCCATCAAAGTAAACCGAACGCTCACCAAAGGGTAGATTGGTAGATGCCTGTGGGTCACCGCTGGCTGTAATCGCATGAGCATTGCCAGAGTTATCTTGGAACACTGCGTTCTGGCAGGTCAGGAGTGATGTGTTGGTGATAGCCGTGAGTGGTTCTGTAGGAGGTGTGAAGTCGGCTGTGTAGACTGATGTACCTTTGACGATACGCACGTTACTGAGAATTACATTAGGGTCTTGTGCGGCATAAGCATATCCTCCGACACCCAACAACCCAGAACCTACATAGATATCCCCTGCGCTACCTGAGAAGTATTCAACGCCATTTACATAGCTTTTGAGAGAAGCCCCATTTCTAACGACTGCAAGGTGAAACCACTCGCCCAGCGTCATTGCAGGAGTAATCTGGTGTTGTCCTGTCCAAGGGCTACCATTGTTTGAGTATAAAAAGTCTATGGTGCGGTCAGCAAATCCTTCAATGAAGTATTCAAATGTTCCGCTAGTGCCTTTACCAAGAATAACGTCAAAGTTAGCTGGGGTACTTACTAACTGCGCCCACATCTCTATCGTCCAGTTTGTTTCTGAACCAAGTTGTAAAGACGTATCACTTGGAATTGTTAGCTTGTCGCCTGTTCCATCAAACTCTACAGACCGCTCACCAAATGGAACATTCGTAGTGCGCTCAGGGTTGCCATTGACAGTGATGGTGTGGGCATTGCTTGAGTTGTCTACAAAGCCATTGGCTTGGCAAGTGAGCAGAGATGTGTTGGTGATGTCCTCTAGGGGTGCAGTCGGGACAGTGAAGTCTGTGGTGTAGAGGGCAGTGCCTTTAATGATGCGGACATTAGATATGTTTCCAGAAAAAACATCTGGCGTTCCACCAATTGGGTTACGACCAATAGTTAATCCTGAAGTTGAATCGTATAAATTGTAAACCGTTGATGTGTTTCCTACTTCAGAGCCGTTGACAAAAATTCTTGTTGTACCACTGCTTCTGCTTAACGCTACATGATACCAGTTGTTAATTGACATACCGTGTGCGGCAGTAATTGCGGCAGTTTGAGTTGACCCATTAGTTGAAACATACCAATAAATATTGGAGCCATTGATGTAAAAAATCCAACTAGCGTTATTGGAAGCCCCTATTGTTCCCCACACACCAACAATGGAACGTCCACCAGTTAAACTCTCTGGGTAAATCCACGCTTCGGCTGTAAAGTCGCCAGACTGATATAAAAACTGTGAAGAATAAGACGCAACTAATGAGTCGTCTGTTCCATCAAACTTCACACTCCCCTGATTTACGACAGACTGTGTGTATGCCGTAGTCTGTGGGAAAGGAGAGAATGGGACGACTTTGGGTGCGCCGTTTAAAGTCAATGCATAGTCGTTTGTTGAGTTATCTACAAAGCGGTTGGATTGGCAGGTGAGTAGGCTTGTGTTTGTAATTGCTGTTAATGGTGTAGTGCTAGGTGTAAACGCTGAAGTGTAAACAGCAGTGCCTTTGACGATGCGGAAGTTTGAAATATATCCATCCATCCTTTCGCCACCGCTACCGCTAGCTACAATTCCTGTGGTCAGCGTTCCACTTGAATTGTTATAATCGTAGCTTCCTATCCCGCCACCAGTGTCAGTAGTGCTTAAAACTGTACCATTTACAAATAACCTAAACGTTGTACCTTCTCTAGCCGCAACAATATGATACCAAGTATTTGTAGATAGACTTGTTGTGCCTTCAACGTACTGCGCTGCTCCGTGCCGACCAAACATAATAGTAGTAGAATTTGCTATTTTAAAATACCACTGCCCTGCCGCCGCAGTGCTTAAAGTAGTCATGGTATTTGCAAGACCTACCGAAGAAGCAAAACTTTCAACATAAACCCAACATTCAACAGTAAAGTCACCAGTACCAAACGCAAAATTGGAGTCGTTTGCTTTGCTTAAATAATTGTTGCTAGCACCATCAAAGTAATTCCCCCACTTCCCATCATCCACTGAGAATGGACTGAAGCTACCCTGAGTTACATTCCCGTTGCGTGTGATGGTGTGGCCGTTGCCTGAGACATCTCTGAAGGTATTGTTCTGTCCACCATCAGATGCACCGTCAGCGTTGAGGAGTAGGACGGTGTTCTCAAAGTTTGCGTCTGTGTCCGCACCTGCGGCGTTACCTGCAACAGCTAGGAATAACTCATTGCTCATGCTTTAACGTCCTGTCCTGCGACGTACACATGGAGAATGCTGTTGTGATAATGCAACACAAGGACATCAACAGCAGAGGCTGTCGCAGTGAGTGTAGGGGCTGTGCCTCCGACATATCGTGTGCCGCTAGGAAACGATAGGGTGTACCCAGAGGCACCAGAATCCTGTACAACGTAGAGAGCAACGGTGTGGCTGTATCCTGTTGCCTGTCCTGTTATAGATACAGTTGTGTCTTCAGTGAGGGTATGCGTAAACGTATTTGCATTTCGCACATCAATTTCTAACGTACCTCCTGAGCTAGTCAGTGAGTCTACATCTCCAGTAAAAGCGGCTGACGTATAAAGAGGGCCGCCAGTAACAAGAAGATAGCCTGAGGTAATTGAGACGTTACCACTAGAGTTCGCTGTAACAACCTTAGAAGCCTCTGAATTACCTTCAGTAGTCACATCCAATCTGTTGAGGTCTGTGACATCTCCTGTAAATCCATCAAGAGTGTTTAGCTCTGCGGCTGTAGACGTTACTCCTAGATTAGTTAAAGCGGTAGGTGCATCAGCTAGGTCAGACAGGTTATTTGCAACCTGAGCAAACTTAGCATCTGCGGCGGCTTGTGTGTAGGTATTGGCTAGACTAAAAGCACCGAAAGCAACGATGTCTACAATGTCTCCAGCGGTAGCCCCTGTAGTCAGCACCACTGTGGCACCATCAGTAGCTGTGAAGTCTGTACCAGCAAGTAGCTTAACACCATTCAGGTACACATCAACAAAACCGACATCATACGTTACGGAAAAGTCTGTCTGAGATGCAGTAGCTGTATACGTCTGACGCTCCGATGTACCATTGACAGCAGAGCCAGCCTCCGCCCACGAAGAGCCAGTCCAAACAAACATCGTATTGGATGTTGTGTTGAAGTAAAGGGCACCAGTAAGAAGAGCATCCCCATCGTTATCTACCGTAGGAACAGATGACTTAGCACCTAAGTACCTATCGTCAAATGAGTCGTAGGAGGCGGCGGCATTCGTTTCTGATGTAGCCGCATTAGACTCACTCGTTGCCGCATTGGATGCTGACGTAGCGGCGGCTGATGCACTGTTAGCCGCATCAGTTGCTGAAGTAGCGGCGGCAGTCGCACTACCTAGGATTGCGTCTACATATCCCTTACGAGTTAAGTCATCAGCAGTTGTTGGTGTCGCAGTAGACGTTGCCTTGTTAGCACCCAAGACGATGTTACCAGTCATGGTTCCACCTGAGAGACTTAACTTAGTTGCATCCTGTGTATCTACGTAGGCTTTACGTGTGAGGTCTGAGTCTGTTGTCGGTGTCGTAGATGAAGTAACTTTATTCGCACCCATAGCAATGTCACCAGTCATGGTGCCACCAGCTAGGTCTAATTTTAGATCATCCTGTGTGTCTACATATGTCTTAGTTGCCGCATCCTGTGCCGCTGTCGGATCGCCCAAGCCGGTAATCTTGTTTGTGCCCATAGCGATAGCACCTGACATGGTGCCACCTGCAAGTGGGAGTTTAGTTGCGATAGAATTGGTAATCGTAGTGGAGAAGTTTGCATCATCTCCTAACGCCGCCGCAAGCTCATTCAGAGTATCTAAAGCGGCAGGTGCTGAGTCTACAAGGTTAGAAACCTCAGTATCCACATATCCTTTTGTAGCGGCATCTGTAGACGCAGTTGGCGTACCAAGGCCAGTAACCTTGTTAGTACCCATTGCGATGTCACCAGACATTGTGCCACCACTCAGATTTAACTTGAGTGCATCGGCAGTGTCTACATAATCTTTTGGTGCGGCATCTTTTGCGTTGGATGGAGTAGCGAGGTTCTGAATGGTAGCTGTCGTGCCAGCATCCATATTGAGTGTGCCAGAGATTGTTACATCTGAAAATGTAGATGTACCCGATGAGGTCACATTACCTGTGACATTACCAGTCACGTTGCCAGTAACATTACCTGTTAGGTTACCAGTTACATTCCCTGTGACGTTACCTACCACATCCCCAGTGAACTGGGTGCTAGCTGTGATGACTGTACCTTCAACTGTCGTACCAGCGATTGCGGCAGGAGTGGTCTGACCAATTGTCGTACCATCAATTGTGCCACCAGTGAGTGTTACTGCGGCAGAGATGAGAGCATCAATGTTGGCTGTGCCGTCAATGTAGAGGTTCTTGAACTCAGCACCTACTGCACCTAAGTCAATATCATCATCGGTGACAGGAACAATTGCGCCATCTTGGACACGAAGCTGTTCAACTGCCGCACCAGCAATTTCAACAAAGAAGGAGATTCTATTATTAGTCTCATCTACAAATACTTTGTTAAACCCTTGCTCGCCAGCAATCGTTGTAATGTATGCGCCATTACCTGCTGAGCCATCATGAGTGTGTCCTGTTCCCGCTGTAAACGCATCACGGAGAGCATTGAATTCAGCGTTAAGGGGTGCGGCCTTTACTACCTCACCGGAAATAATATCTGCTACGGATTGTCTAGTATATCCCGCCATTTACCTGCGATCTCCATATCCAAACAGTAGTACGAATCCTTGGATTGCGTGACTAGCATTTGTATCGTTGGTTACGTATTTAATTGCAATTGATTGCCCTGATCCCGCAAAGGATGTTTTCTCAACGGGGGATGGATTACCATCAAATATCGCCCCTGAGTCATATGTTGCTTCGTTGTAGAATGCCGCCGCACCACGTGTTGTGATATCGTAGTTCGTAGGGTTTAGTACGTTGACATCTTCATAGTCATATACGACACCTAATACGATATCGGAATCCCCTTCCGCCTTCAGGTACGTGGACAGCTTTAAGAAGTTCTTACGTAGCTCTGGATCACCGAAGTGGTAAAACGGAGTCTGGAACAAAGAAAAAATTTCATTGCCATCAAAGCTAGTACCAGATTCTTGTCGGTATACTTTACCCGCTAAATCTCCGTGAATAACAAACTCATACTGACCAATGTATCCTGAGTCAGCGGCTGTTGCGGTAATCCCTAACAATTGCCCGAACTCAAATCCAATGCCGCCATTCTGTTGCTGACGAAGTGCCCCAATCACACCCTGCGATTCTGAAGCACCGAAGAAAATTCTAAACTGTGACTTCTGCCGTATGACTACTGCACTCAAATCATCTAAGTCGTTGTTCAGTACAACATCGTTAAACAAAGACTGCACGTTCTTAGATACAGTTTCCAAGTTAACGTCACCAATCTTATCAGTACCAGATACAGGACGAAGTCCGTCAGGTCCGATGAAGAGTAGGTCACCACCAAGCTCAATGACTGAGTCAGATGCAATACATCCTAAGTCGTTAGTTACTTGGAGCATTGAGAAGTCAGCGTTACTATTACCTACAATCTTCTTAATGTTATTAGTACCGAAGATGTATAGCTCATCACGGAACGCTTTAATCTGTACAATCTCAAATCCTACATTAATAACGCCAGCACCATTCGCTGGGCTGAAGTCTGTCTCACTAAGAGGAGCAGAGTAATATAAGTTATAAGGATCTGTGCTGTCACCAGCTAAGAATATGTGAGACTTAAACTCAGTGACGTACTTAGGATTATTAGGAGCATTAGCATCTGTAATTTGTGTGTACGTAGTGCCATCGTACTTAGCGGCTGGGTTCACACCGTCTACTAACATAACGACTGGACCACTCCAGTTATGCTTAGCAAAACGAACCTTGTTTACACCGGTCATGGTTGGGCTACCTGCTGTAGTTACAGCAACCCATGCAGAAGTTCCAGTGTCCCAGTAATGTAAATACTGGCTACCAGAGGCTGGTCTACGACATGCTAAGATGCCATCATTGATGCCATTAAACACACATACACCCAATACCTTACCTAATCCCGGCAAGCTAGGATATGCCTCAGTGAATCCACTGATACGACGATAACCCCCCGTCACAGATGGCTCATAGTTAATCAGTCGTGTTGCACTGCCCGGTGTTAACTCTCCTTGCGAGAGTACATCACGGTTAGTATTTAATCCGCCTTCACAAGATACTTTAAATATCTGAAGATCATCAGCCATTGATTGGGCCAACCAAAGTAGAGGTAAAGCCTACGTTAGGAATGTATGTAGAACGCACATATAAGTTTTCATCATTGAGCAATCTACGCATCATGCGAATGCCATCGTCAAACGCTTGCTGATGAACCATGGCACTTTGCTCATTAGAACGAAAGCGCATCATGTACATCATTGCACCGTCAATGACAACATGCTTAAAACGATCCGGTATAATAGCGGTATCATCAAACGCAGTTAAATCAGCAGGGTATGACCAATACTTGTACTCAATTTCATATGCATCATCAGGAAGTGGATGAACACCGAACTTCTCTTCTTGTGTCTGATAAACAACAGTAGGCGTTGTGTAATCACCACTCTCCGCAGTCTCATCAATGTAGCGATACTTTTCTAAATATTCTGTGTATGAAACAACATTAAGTTTTTGTGGTTGATTATTTTTAGATGATAACTGCTTAATGTAAAAAGATTCCCAGTCCACTGAAGATGTGTCAGCGGGGAAAGCGTAAACGCCAGTACCGGCAGTTAATGTTTGTGTATAGGTTGTTAAAGTAAAAGGCCACTCCTGAGCAGATTGCAAGATACGGCGAATAGAACTATTAATTGAATCTTTAGCTAACGCTTGAACATTACGCACTGTAGCAAAGTCAGCTTGGTCAATAGTGACTTCATTCAATCTGCGAAGTAGCTCATTTGTTAAATTAAGAAATGTAGCCATTTAATTTAAGAACCTCGTAAGAGAGAAAGGGGGCCGAAGCCCCCAAGCTCATTAGGCTAGCTGATCACGATCAACTTCGTTAGCACCACGTGTTGCGCCCATAGGTGCATAAACTACAAAGAATTTATACGCACCTGCTGAAGGAGCATTTGATGCCGCCAACTTAGCAGAAATTACTGTATCTGCTACCGTGACATTGGTGATACCGTTGACTGTAGTAGTCGTTGCGGCAAGTGTTTTAGCACCGTTGATGTCTGCTGTACCCAGCAAATCAACGTCTCCACCTGTCACACCGAAGCTAACAGCGTTAGCACCAGCAATAGTTGCCGCAGTAGTACATTCCGCACCTGCCGCAAGAACAACACAATTATCAGGAACAGTTCCGATATCGTGTACTGAGTTTACCGTCAAGTCACCGAAGGCAATTGCCGCAGTTTCAAGACGTACTGGAGTTTGTAAAGCCATTAGTAAATCCTCCTATTAATAGCCAGTTTGGTAACGTGCAGTGACGATACCTTCAGGACGAAGGATCTTACGACCGTACAAGTGCATACCACGAACGATGTCAGCGAAGCTGTCTGGATCACGGTAAGTCTCAGTCTTGTTGATCTGCTGAGCAGTAGCAACCGCTGAGTCGTGACCTGCAGTCAAGACACCATAGTTAGTAGCCTGAAGTGTAGCACTACCTACAGCAGGACCAGTTCCGACAGCAGGCATGTTGTTAGAAACGTAGACACGGAAACCATGCAAGTTGTTAATAACAAGACCATTCTGAAGTCCAGAACCACCGAAGTCTGCGTTGAACAGACGAGAATCTTCGTCCTTCAAAGTTTCAGCGAAGACAGGGTCAATGACCAACCAACGTCCGTTAGTGTCAACAAACTGCTGATCTAACAAACGAGCCATACGAGCAATCACCTGAAGAGGTGAAGCGTTAGCTGTTGGAAGAGAAGACACACCCGGCAAACGAGGTACAACTACAATAGCTTCACCAGCTACAGCGGCACCGCCGTCGTTCAGGTTGAAGTCTGTAGCGTCCAACTTCATAGAAGCGAGAAGCTCGTCAGAACCTGCAGTAGAAACTGCCTTAGTACCGTTTACAGTTGTGTTAACTGTGTCGCCAGCACTGTGCAATGCAGATTGAGCGTAACCTGAGAGGTACGCAAGTACTTCTTGGTCATATTGATCACGCAGACGATACGCCGCACGATCAGTCGCCATTTGCATGAAGTTCACGTGTGAGTGCGCTTCTTCAATGTCGTCAATCTTGAATGCAAAGTAGTTAGCTTTGTCAATAGTCAAAGAGAAATCTTCGTCATCAAGATCTTGTGCAGTGATTTGTGAACCACGAGCATAAGCCTGAACTGAGATTTCAGGCTCTTTGATGATCTTCACTGAATCACCCATCTGAGCGATTTCACCGAAGTAATCGTTGTTAGTGATATCTTCTACAGTAGAAGACTTACGGAAAGCAAGCTGTACCTGCTTTGAGTAGATAATTGGGCTAAAGTTACCATTAGGAAGGTTGCCATAGCCCGATGCGCTTGTAAATGCCATGAGAGAC